AGCTTCAGGCCCGTCGCAGCACGGAGCGCGTTACACGAGTCGACGACAATGCGCCGGAAGTTCGCGCTGTCGCCGACCACGAAGGCGACGCGGTTCGTGTCGGCGAGTTGGCCGAGCGCGGTGCTGCTCCCGGTGCCGCTCGCGTCGTCGATCATCATGGCCAGCGCCAGTGGGTTCCGAATCAGTCGCTTGCCCGTGCGCGCGAACACCAGCGAGTCGAGCCGGCACAGAGCCAGCCACTCCATCAGCGGCGCGCCGGCCCCTGTGCCCCCGGCGGAAAACGCGAAGATGTGCGGAATGTGGCGACGGTCGATGCCGTTGGCCGTCGTCCCGGCCCCGCCGTCGATCGGGGGCGGGTACAGCTCCCACATCGAGGCCGAGTCGCCGTTGGCCTGACGGGTCACGCAGTCACGACACGCAGCGTCGCCGTGGTTCGCCGATCCGACTCCGATGAGAACACGCCGATAGCGGCCGTCGGCGAGGAGGGCCTCCTGGAAGTATCGGTTCGTCACTGGCGTGCGGAACATCTGGTCAGAGCCGACGGCGTACTGCGCGCGATTGGCGCCCGCCTGGCCGCCGCCTCCATCATCGACCGTGCCGGTCGAGCAGAGGCCTCCGCTCGGGCCGCCAAGGCGCCCGAACAGCCCAGAGCCGAACGTCCGCGTGTTGATCCGCACCGTCGGCACCTTCGTCCAGCGAGCCGCCGTGAGGGCCGAATCCGGGAACAGGCCCGACGAGAGATCCCACCCGCCGCGGTGGTACTCCGTGAACCACAACGCGTCGCCCTGGTCAACGTACTGCGAGGCCAGCCCGCGGTTGAACACCGCCCGACCGTTACGCACGTCCTCGGTGATCGCGTTGGGCGGGATGTAGAACCAGTCCACGCCGGCGAGGTCGAGCATGCCGCGCAGCACGCGTTCAGATTCGACCGGCGCTTGTCCGCCAGCCTTGTAGACCGTGGGCCGCAACACGGCGAGCCGGGCGTACTGCTGCGCCGACACCGGAGCGGCGAAGATCAGGGCGGCGAGGACTGTGAGGAGGAGTGCGCGCATCAGCGCCTCCCGTAGACGACGCCGTGGAAGTAGACCTCGCCGGTGCCGGCCGTCTCCGTCCACACGCCGACGGCTCCGGCATAGACCTCGACGTTCCGCACCTTCCACTTGAGCGCGGTCCCGGGCGGGACATTGATGACGAACGCTCGCGCCCGCGGCATCCAGGAGAACGCGCTGTTGTAGACGACCTGCGGCGCCTCCCAGGGCATGACGTCGTTCTTGTACCGCCTCAGGATTGTCGTATCGGCAGCGACCCCACCGCCCGCGCCGCCGGCGAGCAGGATCGCCTCGGCGAAGCCGCCCCCGATCGTATCGCGCGGCATCGGCGAGGTTGGCGTGGCGTCGGTCTCGAACGCGGCCGGCTTGAAGGGTGTCCAGATCGCTGGCCCCACCGAGTCGTTGACCGCGACGACCGGACAGGTCGAGAACTCGTGCGCGAGCAGCGCAGCCTTACCCACCGCGGCCTCAACGCGCGCGAAGATCACGCACATGATCTGCGTCGGTGCGCCCTCGTCGAAGGTGATGAGCACGCTGTCAGCGGCGTCCTCCGTCACGCCGAGGCAGGGCTGTCCGCAGTTGGAGAAGACCGTCGGCTCGATGGGATACCAGTAGCGGTCGAGGTCGCCGATACCGGGCACGGCGTACACCACCCCGCCAGGGCCCGGCGTGCCGCCAACCTTCGTCACCGTCCCGGCGGCGTCCACGTCGCCGATCTTGCCGCTCTGCCCCCACGCCGGCCCACATGCCGCCACGGCGAGCAGTACCGCCAGCGCGAGTCGCTTCATCGCTCCCCTCCAATATGAGAACGGGGCCGGGTCGTCACCCGACCCCGTCTTCGGTTCTGTTCTTCTACCGCGGGTTGACGAGGATGCCGGCGAACGCCGTGCTGCCGGTTCCCGTCGCGCCAGCGGTGTTGGTCTTGAAGCAGGTGCCGAGGATCTGCGTCGCGGTCGCGTTCGCCGCCGCCAGTCCGGCCGTGGCCGAACCACCGATCGACGCCCCCGCCGCGATCGCCGCCGCCGTGGTCTTCACCGTCGTCAGCGATCCGATCCCCGCCACCACGCCGGTCGCGCCGGCCGCGATGCGCTCGACGGCGACACCGAGGAACATGATGTCGGCCGCCGCCGCGATTCGCAGCCCTGCGTAGACCGCGAACTGCGGGAGATCGGCCGCCGGGGAAGCCCCCGCCGCCGTGACCTCGAGCCGCGGCAGCACCGAGTTGGCGGTGGTGTCGAACCGCACACCCTCGCCGACCTCGATCGCCGCCGAAGCCTCCTTGTTGAGCACGTGGTAGGAAACGCCCATGAGCGCGGTGCCGACCCAGAGGATCGTGCCATCCGCGCCACGGACCTGGACCTGGTGCTCGTAGGCCATGAATCCGCTCATGAGTGTCCTCCTAGCTCACGGCTGAAGTGTCGACTGCGGAGATGACGTGGTTCGCGCGCGGCTCGACCGCGATCAGCTCGCCACGCCAGAGGAGGAAGCCCACGCGACCCATCTGGTCGAAGGGGTCGCGCCAGCCCGTCCACTTCATGTTCGCCTGCGTGTGGACGAACAGCTTCACGCTCTCCTCGTTGATGAGGTACACCTTCTCGACCTTGGCCGCCGAGCGCGGCGCCTTCTCGTCGGCCACCCACGGAGCGCCGCGGTAGACGATGTTGTCCCACCCGGCGTTGTAGAGGTCGACGTTCATGCGCGCCTTCTCGAACCGCTCCCCCACCGTGAGGTGGTTGTGGAAGTCGGTCCACGCGCCGACGTTGCTGAGAATGATGCTCGGCTTCTTGCCGCTCCTCAGCTTCGTGGTGGCGAAACCCGCCGGCACCGCACCGTTGATGCCCTGCCCGGAGGCGCCGATGAAGGTGCCCGCCGGGCCGGTGGTGTAGCCGGTGGGGTCGCCGGAGTGCAGCCACCACAGGTTCGTGCCGACGTTGGCCGCGGTCTGCTGCCGCGAGATGCCGCCGTAGGTCTGGAGCGTTCCGCTGGCGGTCGTGGTCGTCCAGTCGCGGAAGGCGTACTGGAGCCCGGCGATCGCCTGTGCGTTGGAGCCGTCGTTGTAGATGTCGGTGCCGAGGAGGTGGAACATCGTGTTCCGCATGATCTCGCCCTTGGTTTCGGCGAGACTGCGGACCATCTCCGGGCCCGACACCGTCATCTCGTCCTCCCACGAGATCGCCAGCGGCACGTAGGCGTTCTTCGGGGTGAACGTCGCTGACTGGATCGGGTCGCGCACGGTGGTGTCGAGCTTCTGCATGCCCGAGAACCAGCCGCCGCCGTTGCCCTCGACCTTCCAGGTCAGGTTGACCTGGATCGCACGACCGCCCGAGAACTTCTTCTGGCGCCCGCGCTGGCGCATGAAGAACGGGTTGGTCGTGAAGAACTGATCGAAGATCGAGGGAACGATGTGCTCCCCGACCAGCGCGTTGACCTGGTTCCAGGGGAACTGGTAGTTCGCCACGTTCGTTCTCTCCGTTGTGCCGTGCTACAGAGGCTTGAGGCCGAACAGCGCCTCCATCCCCTGATCGACGGCTTCGCTGACCGACTTGGCCGGAGTCTTCGGCTTCGGTCCCGTGACCGGCGCGCTTGGAGTCGCACCGGCTTCCACGATCACCGCCGTGGGCTGGGCGGGGGGCGCGGGCTTGCTCGCCGGGCTCCTCCCGCCGACAGGCTCACTGGCTCGGGCACGCACGCCGGGGAACTGCGCCTTCAGCGTGCGCTCGAGCGTCCAACTCTTGGCGATGCCGGGGTTTTCGGACAGCAACGCGAGCGCCTGGTCGATGTGCGACTGGCTCACGTTGCGGGTGATGCTCTTGCCTTCGACGACCTCGTCGATGACGAAGTTGCTGAGGAGGTGGTGGGACTCGCGGTCGATCTCGGCGATGTGCGCCTCGATCTCTCTCGCGTGCTGCTTCTGCTCGGACTCGGCGACGCGCTGCTCGGCCTTGGTCGCCCGCTCGTTCGCCGTCTGCACCTGCTTCAGCGTGTCGAGCAGGATCTCGCCGACCGCGCGCACGCCCGGGTCGTCGCTCTCGCGCAGCGCCTTGACGCGCGCGTCGTCCTCGAACCGCTGCGACTCGGCGGCCTCCTTCGGGGCCACCGCGGCGATGCCGAGCGCCTCGCGGACGCGGCCCTTGGTGGCGTCGTCCAGGCCGGCGAAGCCTTGGACCAGATCCTCGTGCGTGAACTCCGGCTCCGGCTCCGGCTCCGGCTCCGGCGCGGGCTTCTCGGGCTCGGCCTTGCCGGGCTTCTCCGGCTCGGCCGGCTTCTCCTCGGGCGCGGGCGGCTTTTCGGGCTCGGCCGGCTTCTCCTCGGCGGGGGCGGCGACCTCGGGCTTCGCCGGCTGCGCTTCCGCAGCGGCAGCCTGAAGGCTCTGCTCGAACTCGTTCCAGCCTTCGTCGCTGACGAGGGGGTCGTTCGGTCCGGTCATCGGTATTCGTCCTCCCGATCGGCGTCGCCGCCGTTCGTGTAGTCCATCTCCTCGTTGCCGGCCATCGCCGGGTCGCCCGGCGCGGCCTGCGCGGCCTGCTGCTGCATGGCGAGGATCTTGTCCTGCTGCATCTGGTAGAACGCTCCGATCACGCGCATCTCGTGTTCGTCGATGCCGCCATCGCGCCAGATCAGCGCGTCGACCTTCTGGAGCAACTCCTCCAGGTTCTCGGCGCGCGCGTCGGGCGGGGCCGCCTCCATCGTCGGACCGACCGGCATCTCGGGTGCCGCCACCGGCATGTTCACTTCGCCCTCCCCTTTCGTTCGGGCAGGCGCTTCTTGCCCGCCGCGCGGTGCTCGGCGATCGCGCGCTTGGCCTGCGCGCGACTCATCGACGTGTGCTTCGACCGCCCGTGCGCGGCGGCCTGCACCAGCCGCATCTGCGCCTTCGACTGGATCTTCGGCATCGCGCTACGCCGCCCGCGAGGCGGTTCCGCCCCGCTTCCCGCCGGCCTGTTCCTTCGCCATCTCCTGCTGCATCTGCGCCTGCTGCTGCGCGCGCAGCGCGAACCGCTGGGCCAGCGCCTCACGGCCCTTGAGATCGAGCGCCTCCCAGACATACGCCTCGTCCACCAGCCCGAGCTGGAACAGATCCTTGGCCTCCTGCCGCGACGCATCGCGCGCCAGCTTCGTGCCGGACCCCTCGGCGAACATGACCTCGAAGTCGTCGAGCAGGTCGTCGGTGAACATGTCGAACTCGATCCCCGAGGTCGCGCGCAGGTGGAGCGACGGCGCGAACTTCTTCCCCATCGCGTGCAGGCACTTGGTCAGCAGCAGGCCGTACTCGCGGTACATCTCCGGCAGCTTGCCGCGGATCCTGACCTGCGCCGATTCCTTGAGCTCCTGGATCGCGCCCATCGCCTCGATGCCGGCCGGGCGTTGGCCCTGGGTCACGTCGTGGGCGCCGCCGACGGTGTCGATGTCGCGCTGGTCGACGGTCAGCATTTGGAACTGCCACTCGGCCGGACCGCGGAAGTCCAGGTACTTCACGTCGGTGCCCTGCCGGATCCGCAGGATGTCGCCGCCGTTGACCACCGAGGTGTTGGGCGGCAGGCCGGAGTTGGTCTGGGTGATGATCGGCGGGTTGGCGGCCAGTTCGAGCGAGCGGTCGAGCAGTGCCTTGCGCCGGTTGATGGCGCGCTGGAGCGGGATCAGGTCGTCGAGCTCGCCCTTGCTCTCGAAGCGGTCGCCGGTCGGGTAGTCGCGGCCGACCACGATCGGCAGCCCGAGGTAGCAGTCGTCGAGCGGCGCGCAGTCGAGGATGCAACCCGAGGCGGTCATGGTGATGACGCACCAGCCCGAGGGGCAACGCGGCTCGTCACGGCGGTAGTGGCCCGGCGTGGTGATCGGACGCCCCTGCGGGTCGTCGGGGTCCGGCGTCATCAGGTCGCCGCTGTAGCGCACCGGCTGGGTGCCGTAGTCGCGCACGAACATCTGGAGCAGGAAGGTGGTGAAGCCGTGCTCGAGGAACTGGCCGGTCGAGGTGACGTAGGGGGTCGACCCGGTCGGCGTGGTCTGGCCCTCGAACACCATCCGCGCGCCGACCGTCATCGGGCCGAGCCCGCCGGTGCTGTCGCCCATCGCGTCGATGTAGGGGCGCACCAGCACGTCGTAGCCGGGCGAGGCCATGTTGTCGGGCACGATCTTGTGGGCGTGCTTCGGGAACAGCGCGCGCAGCCGGATGGTCGATACCGGCGAGCCGATGAAGAAGTAGTCCATCTCGCCTTCGTTCCGCGCCGCCGGGTCGCGGTAGAAGTCGAACAGCGACAGCTTTCGCGGCACCGGGAAGCCGGTCTTGGGATCGAAGTGGATGAGGTGGATGCTGTAGCCGTACTTCAGCTTGTCGCGAGTGCCGTGCGCCACCGCCGCGTCGAACCACGAGCGGTCCATGTACCACTGCGCGCCCAACTGGAGCCGGTTGACGCGCTCGGCCGCCATCGAGCCGCGCGGCGCGATCTCCGGCCGCGGCTTCGACTCGGTCAGGATCGGGTGCAGCGTCTCGACGTGCGAGAAGCAGTAGTTGGTGATCGGCTTGCTCTGGTTGAGCCAGGACTCGAGGTAGTGGAAGCCGGCCCAGTAGAGCTCGCACCGCTTCAGCCGCTCGGTCTCAGGGCGCTTGGCCTCGAATGCGTCGGCCCAGCGATCGGCGACCCACGCCTTGAGCTGCTCCTCGCTCATGTCGCCGTAGAGCTTCAGGTCACCGACGTGGCGCGTGGTCGGAACGAAGACCTTGCCGCCGTTCAGCGAGAAGGCCGGCATCATCCGCGGCCTCGCATCCAGTTCGGGTGCTTGCGCGCGAACTGCGCGGCCGGCGTCTCGTTCCGGTAGTCGAGCGGCGCGTTGCCGTGCTTGCGATCGAGGGCTTCGAGCTGGCCCCGGCTCCGCACCGGCACGCCGTAGGTCGGGCTCAGGTACTCGAACACCTCGGCCCGCACCCGCGGCACGTTGAGCGCGGCGTAGTGGCGGGCCCGGCGCCGGCACGAGCCGCAGCGCACGGTGCGCGTGCGGCGCTCACGCGAGGTGAAGAACGCCTCGGTCACGTGGCCGGCCGAGCAGCGGTAGTTCGCGCTGAACATGGTCAGTGGACCACCGCCGACTTCGCGATCTCGAGGATCGCCTTCCGGTACAGGCGATTCACGGCGGCCAGGTCGCGGCCGTCGAGGCAGGGGAGATGAAGGTCCAGCGCCGGCGCCGATGGCAGCGCCGGGCCGTAGGTGCCCGAGGCATGGTGGTGGGGATCCACCGGCCGGCCGCACACGAAACAGTCGGGGTGCCGGTCGACGGATCGGAGGCGCTCGTCACGGAACGGCGAAGGGCCCACCGCGGACACCTACGTCATTCGGCCCAGCCCGGAACGCTGGATGGACAGCGTTCGTTGGTACTCGTCCTCTAGCGCCTGCTCCATTTCTTCGCACGTCATGTGCAGTTCGTCAAGCGCAAACCGCTCGGCCCCCTCGCCGTCCCGCTCCCGGAGCTGCCGAAAGCGATCGAGATTGGCCCGCAACTCGACCTCCGGGAGCGGCTCCAGCGGGGCCAGGGCGTCGCCCCGGTGACCCCACAGCGCCATCATCACCGCCGTGATGCAGTCGTCGTGGTGGCCGGACTCGGCCAGGGCCTTGGTCTGGAGTTCGTTCTCCTTGCGACGGTAGACGTAGGTGCCCATCTCGCTCACCACGGTCGGGTCGCGGATGATCCGGGTCTGATCGGCCCGGTAGAGTTGGACCTTCTCGCGCACGAACTTGCGGAAGGTGTCGACCAGCACCATCTTGGTGCGCCCGCTCATGAAGACGCCTGGCTTCTGGGTGATCTGCTCGGCCACCGACTCGGCGCTGACCTCGCGGAAATAGAGGTTCGGGTAGTTCAGGACGTCGAGCACCGTGGTGTGGAACAGGATGCCGTGGTTGTTGGCCTCGTTCACGATCAGCCCGTCGTGGTAGTAGCGCGCCAGCCACACCGCGATCTGCGCGAGCTGGTCCGGCGGCAGGCGTCCGTGCCAGACCGCATCGAGGCAGAGCGTCTGCTGGCAGAGCACCACGATCGGCGACGGGTCGGACCCCGGGTCACCCTCGGAGGGATCGACGCCCAGCACGTAGGTGCAGCGCCCCTTCGGCCGCTCGTAGATGCGGAGCCGGCCACGGTAGGTCGGAGCGATCACCGGCTTGTCGGTCTCGCGGTCCCAGTCGATCTCCTGCGCCTCCGGCACCGTGGAGAGCGGCACCGCCGGCGGCACGAGACTCTGATAGAAGCGCAGCCCCTCGCGGTCGAACACCGGACGGCCCGAGCCCTGAAACGCCTCCTCCGGGGTGGCCGGGTACTCGACCCCGAACTTCTCCTCGTCGCCGTCGAGGTTGGTGCGGATGCACCAGCGCCGCCACGCCAGCCGCTCGAGCGTGATGTGCTCGGGGAAGCGAGTGAACAGCGTCTTCTCCTCGGTGGTCAGGCGCTCGGGCCCGAACTGTGCCGGCTTCTGGTACTCCTCGTGGACGAACCACGGCACGAAGATCGGCACCCAGCCGCGCTCGTCCTCGGGAATGTCGGGGTCGATCTGGTCGCGGTTGGCGTTGTTCCAGATGGTGTGGAACTTGTTGCCGACACCGTTGGCCGTGCTCTCCAGCACCACCAGCGAATCGGTGCTGCGCGGGACGCCCTGCATCAGCGCCACGAAGGCGGTCTCGGCGTCCTCCCAGAAGGCGAACTCCGAGCACAGCACCTCGGAGGCGGTGTAGCCGCGGACCTCGCCGGCGGTCTCGACCTGGAGGCGCGAGTCGGTGTGCTCGAAGTGGACCTCGCGCACGTTGTCGAGCTTGCGTTCCAACTGCTCCGGCAGGTTGCTGAGCATCGTGCGGACGATGCGAAAGAGCTGGCGCGAGGACTTGTCGTTGTGCGCGATCACCAGCCCTTGCCGGTGCCGTCGCGTCACCGCCTTCCAGAACATCCGCGCCACCGACAGCGTCGAGATGCCGACCTGCCGCGACTTCAGCACGATCAGGCGCGGCGGCACGCCGCGGCGCACGCAGTCGGAGATCGCCGCCAGTACGCGCCGCTGCGTGAAGTTGAGGACCAGCGGCACCAGCCGCCGTTCCTTGTCGATGATCTTCAGGTGCCCCGGGGCGTAATCCTCGAAGCGGACCGCGTCACGCTCAAGGGACCGCACCATCGGTGGCGCGGTGGGCGGCGATGGCCCGGTTGGCGACGCGGTAGGGGTCGGTGTCCTCGCCGACCTGCGGCGCCGCGGCGCCGAACCCCCCGCGGGTGGTGAGGTGTCGGAACTCACGCAGCTCCTCGATCAGCGATTGGATCACCCGGCCCTGCCCGTCGATGAAGCGCCCCTGGACCTCGATCGTGCTCCGCATCGCCTCGAGGCTCTTGCCGACCTCGCCGTGCTCGCGCGCCGCCGACAGCACCGCGTCCGAGGCCGACGCCGACACGTGCTGCACCGTCAGCGCCGCACCGAGCACCGCCTGGTGGGTGCGGCGGCCGAGCAGGAACCCGACCACCAGGGCCCCGCCGATGGCGAGCCCGACCAGCTCGCCCGTCACCGGCCGCGGTTCGGAGCGCCCGCCGGACTGCGCCAGCGCGGTGCTTCGCCCGGCGGGTCGGGCTTCGGAGCCGCCGTCTTGGTGCTCTGGAACGGGGCGGTGCCGATCGGGCTGCCGACATCGCCGACGTCGGTCTCGATCGCTGCCGCCACCTCGCCCGGGGTCGGCATCGCCGAGAGCGGGGCCTTGCGTCCGAGCGCCTCGCACAGCGGGCAGATACCCGCGGCGGTCTTCTTCTGGCTGCCGTGGTCCGGGCACTGGAGGAAGTCGGGCTGGCCCTGCTCGGCCAGGCAGCCGGCGCAGGCCCCGTTGACCTCGCTCACCAACCCGTGCGTCACGCACTCGATCGTCCCGGCCGGCGTCGTCTCCATCCCCATCTGCGCGAACGGATTCATCGGCCCCTCCTGGCTCTGGGTTCGCGAGCCCTTCGCCGACGCTTCCCCGGGGGCCGCACCCGCGGAGCGCCACGGGCTCCAGGCTCGCGCCGCGACCGTACTCTGAGCCTCGAGGGGCCGTCAACGACTACCTCGTGCCGCAGCCGGTCGAGCGCGCGATTGAGGAGCAGGCTCACGTTAGCGCGGCTGCAACCCAACTCGGCCGCGACCTCGGTTTGCATGCGGTCGTGGTAGTAGCAGCACAGGACGACGTGGCGCTCGAGGCGCGGCAGACGATCAATCGCGCGCCGCAGCAGCGCCGCCTCGTGCGCGGGTATCACGACCGGCGCCGGAACGAGGTCCATATCCAGTTCGGGGACACGCTCCAGCGGAGCCAGGGCCGCCTGGTCCCCACGACGCCGCGGCGTGCGAACGACCCCGCTCCGCTGGCGCAGCTCGTCGAAGATGGCGCCGCGGATCCAGGGATAGGCGTAGCTCGAGAACGATCCGACACGCCCGTCGTAGCGGCGAGCCGCCATCACCAGCCCGATCGCGCCGGCCTGCGCCAGATCCTCGCGCGTCAGCCCGCCCTGGTCCCGCCAGTGCAGTCTGGCGACCGCGTGGTGGACCAGGCCCATGTGCTGCATCGGGTCCACCTTCACCCATGAACGACCGGCCATCGGCGCCTCGCCCAATATCGGACCGGCGCCGACCGAAGCCGGCGCCGGACTCTCCGTCGTGGACGTCTCCCCCGAAACCGTCCACGCCGCTGTCTTACCACGTCAGCCGGGCACCGTTCAAGACCCGTGGGGCCAGCATGCGTGCTAAGGTATCACGCACGGTCAGGGAGGGCCACCGATGATCGAGCCGCAACCGGGGGAAGTCTGGCGCGAAGTCCGCCCGCGCCGCGCGCCGCGCAACCTCGTCGTCCTCGAGGTGCTCACCGACGGCTCCACCACCCGCTACGCCCGACTCCTCGCCATCCCCTTCACCCCGCGCCGGGCCACGATCCGCTGCCGCAACGGCGTCAGTAAGACGGCGCCGCGCTGGAAGGAGGTCTGGATACGGCTCGGCCGCTTCCCGGGCCGACTCGTCCGCGTCGCCTCGGCGGTGATCCTGCCGCCGTCCCCGAAGCCCGCCCCGAGCCGCGGCTCGGACGGCCGCTTCAGCTCGAAGCGCGCTCGGTGACCGCCACGCCCGCCAGCAGCCCGAAGCCCGCGCAGGCCCACGGCGGCCCGCCCA